GGGTGTCTGAGATGCCAGCGATGGTGTCTCTAGAAGTTAATGAATGGAGGAGTAGTATGAGTTTCAAGTATGAATCTCGCTTTCGTGAAAGATTAACCCCATCACCCCCAAATAAGAGGGTAACAACCGGTCGATATCGTAAGATATCGTTACCGACTGGTGCGGTTATTTCTGACGTCAACGTTAATGTTGACTGTGCGATTTCCGCCAATAGAGAAATCGAACGTACATGGGACAGGGTTAACCCTGGACCACCGTTCGTTTCTGGCGGTACGTTCACGAATGTAAAAGCGAAGATTCCGTCTTTTGACGTGAAGGGTTCCGGTTACTACCAGATTGGACCACCCCAGTTTGGGGTGCCCAATCAGAGATGGGAGTATACCGGTGGTTTTACAAACCCCAATTTTGCCAACGTGGATCTTGCCACTCTCGCCAATTATGACGGGATTGGTACGAACCCCGGTGACCAAATATTGGTCCCTCCAATGCAAACTCAATGTTCTGAGGTCATAAGTAAATTACGACCACATCTTGAGAAAGCAGGGCTTGCGGTAGCACTCGCGGAATCGCGAGATGTACCACGGATGCTGAAGACAACAGCCAATGGTTTCCACGGTTTGTGGAAAGCCATTGGAGGCAGCTCCAGCTCGCCTGTGATGCAGCCTAAATGGGCTGCTGATCAGTTTCTCAACCAGCAATTTGGCTGGGTACCGTTTCTGAAGGATTTACGTCAATTTGATGACGTATTTCAGAATTTCCTCAAGTACCGTGACGAGGTAACTCGTCGCAATGGCACTTGGGAGAGACGGATCAGAACATTTGCACACACCGAGACAGAGGTTAAGCTTCGGTCTGATGATCAACCCAGGGTTGAACCCTGGAGTTTTGATTATGAGATCTTTTGCACGCCTCGTGTCATAAACGGTAGTAACGTGTACGGCCAATCGTCCATCAGAGAGAAGATAACTTCTCGCGAATGGGCGACGGGCTGGTTCAAGTACTATCGTCCGGAATTTGATCGGAGTCTGCCGGACTATGAGTCCAGCTGGAACAACATACAGCAACAAATGATACTGTATGGTGCTCGTATCAATCCGTCAAATGTGTGGAAAGCTACCCCGTGGACCTGGCTCATCGATTGGGCGTCTAACGTTGGCGATGTCATAGACAACGCTAATGCTATGGCCTTCGATGCGATGGTCTCACAATACGTCTACCTGATGCGAGATCGTGTGAGAGAGGTGATATTTAATACCACCATATTTTTCACAAGCGGTCCCGTAACGCTCGAATGGTCTCGGTTTTCCGAGGTCAAAGGGCGAATTCCGGCAGACAATCCATTCAACTTCTGCTTGCCTTGGAGTGGTTTAACTGCAAGGCAATTGGCTATTCTAGGAGCGCTTGGGATATCCCGGCGCAAATAGAATATATCGTCGAGCACGAGAACAATCTCTTCGGTTTGGGACCCGACGAGAACGTGCCCGGTTAACTCCCATTTCTCAATGGAGGTCAACCACTTATGTTCGCAGATCCACAAACTGTCACCGTCAACTCGGTAGCAAAAGTCATGGCTCGGGTGTTGAGTGATGGCAAATCAGCCACATATCAACTTTCCGATCAATCGTTTAAACTAACGATTTCGCACCAATTGTCGAATCAAAGGATTCGTTCGATGGTGCGCATTGACCAACGCGCTGTCGTCGCCGACCCGTTGACTGCTGTCAACGACTACGAGACGCTCAGTTTCTACTTTGTGATCGATCGCCCAGAATATGGGTTTTCGTCTACACAAGTAGACCAGTTGGCAGCCGGTCTTAAGACCTGGCTGGATACCACTGCCGTGGGAAAGCTGTATGGACAGGAGTCTTAACTCCAGTCCTTCCAACCCCTGTTGCAGTAGGTGCAATCCAAAAGCTGTCGTGCCCAACGCCTCTAGGCGTTGAAGTACGCTACTCTTGGGCATCACGGTGGTGTCAGTTTGCTGATGCCACATTTGTGGAGCATCAGGATGCGAACTAACGTGGCTTGAAGCCTACCCCCTGTTAAGGAGGAGACTTGAAAAGCAACGTAAGTGACTACCTAGAGATGGCGCAACACATCTATATAGATGCGACCGCCAAATGTATCGCTGATGTCTCTGATTTACGCGACCTTGAGTATCTGAGGTCGCGGGTCAAAGATGAAGGTTTATCGTTTTTAACGATAACCTTACCCCAATTCTGTAAAGACTTCGAAAGAAGCTTAGCAGAGGGGTATATTGACTCAAAGCTTTTCCGAAGTTTTCGGAAAAGCCGGTCAATCCCTGCATTTTTGCAAGGTATGACCAGTCAAATCTTCGACCGTGAGACAGGGAGAATTTACGATGAGAGTAGTTCAAATACTGTTCGCGATTTCCCCATTCTTGTTGACAGCATTAGACAAATATGTCTGGCTTTCAAAAAGTTGGAGTTACCGTGCTCGCCCGAAAGGACGAAAGCGGCCTTCGCGAACTTCATCGCAATTGAGCAGTCCTTTGAACAGTTTTCTATACCGGAAGAGGATGTACGCGAATTTACGCGTGTATCTTCTATGCTTTGGGATAATGACTTGGTTGCTTTGCAACCTATGTCGTTTATACCTCGGCATGGACCCGGTGCAACAGCCGAACGTATTTCTGGTAACCAGAAGTATCATTGGCAGTTGTGGCACGAGCGCCTGGAACCTTACTTCCCCATCATTGACAACGCCTATAATATAGGTGCTGAGGATGATGAGGTGTTCCAAGATCTAACGCTTGTATGCCAGGAGCAGGAGCAGCCCGTAAGGGTTACTCCTGTACCGAAAACGCTCAAAGGTCCACGGATCATCGCTATAGAGCCTTGTTGTATGCAATATGCGCAACAGGCTATTCGACGCGCGTTATACGCGAAGATCGAATCTTCTGAACTCACAAAAGGTCACGTTAATTTTCGTGATCAATCTGTGAACCAGAAACTGGCGTTGATTTCCTCGAAGACAGGCCAATTAGCAACGATTGACCTTTCAGATGCTAGTGACCGCGTTCCGCGCGATCTAGCCCTGAAGATGTTCGATGCTAATCCCGATTTAAGGGATTTCATTGACGCATGTCGTTCGACGAGAGCAGAAATGCCTGACGGGACTATTATAGGTCCCCTCAACAAATTTGCTTCGATGGGTAGTGCTCTGTGTTTCCCAGTAGAGTCGATGTATTTCTACACTATATGTGTAGCGGCTCTACTGAAGATTCACAATCTCCCTGTAAGTCGCGCTAACATTTTTCGTGTTAGTCGCGACGTGTACGTGTATGGTGACGACATAGTCGTACCAGCCACGAATGCGATTACTGTTCTCGATTACCTACAAAAATACAATTGTAAGGTAAATAGTTCCAAGACTTTCTATTCCGGAAGGTTTAGAGAGTCATGCGGAACCGACGCATACGATGGTGAGCAAGTTACACCTGTTTACCTTCGTAAAGAGCGTCCTGAGAACAGGCACCAAGCCTCTGAGCTAGTATCTTGGGTTTCAACGG